GCCACACAGAACTGCCCGCGGTAATGCACCTCGCCTTCACGGTACGGCAATGCCGCCTCGATCGTGCCCGCCGCGCCGTCCCTCCCAGCGGGGCCCGGGATGCCGTCTTTGCCTGCGGGCCCCTGTTCGCCGGCCCTGCCGGCCTCACCGGCAGGCCCTGCGGCGCCGGATGGCCCTTGGTCGCCCTTTTCGCCGCACGCACCAGCGGGTCCCGCAGGCCCCATGGTGCCGGTTTCCCCACGCTCGCCGACGATGCCCTTTTCGCCCTGCGGGCCGGCCTCGCCACGTTCGCCGGCCGGCCCTGGCGCGCCGTCGGCGCCGTTGGTGAGCTTGGCGGCGATAGCCTCGACGTATTGCGTCAGCCGCGACCGCAGTTCAGTCGCCTCGGCCTGCAATTGCAGGATCGTCGCCCTGGTCTGCGCCTCGGTCAGTTCGCGGTGGCGCTCCCATTGCGTGCGCTCGGTGTAGAGCGCCTCGGCGAGCGCCTCGCGCCACGCGTCAAGAAGCAGCGCGTCGTCGTCCGATCCGGTCGGCATTGGCAAACAGGTTTCTGACCTCTCGTGCAATGTCATCGCGGTTGCTCTTTTGCGGAGGCTTTGCGGGAGCCGGCGGCGCTGCGGGAGGAGGCGGCGCCGCCGGCGCAGCTTGGATCTTCCCGACTTGGCTGAGCGGGACGACCTGCTGCTGGACGCGCGGCTCGTCGCCGAATTCGACGCTGTCGAGCCCTTCGCTATTGCGCGCTTCGTTCGGCGCGAAGATGCCGCCCTGCACGCCGCGGGCCAGGCTCTCGATGCGATCTTTCTGCGCCGAGCGCAAAAGCTCGCCGGTATCAAACTCGACGTATTCGTCCGGCACGCCCTTGAGCTGGAACAGGTTTCCGATCGCTTCCTCGATATGATTGAGCGCGAAGCCGAGACCGGACGAGCGCCAGCTCTGCATCAGCGCCTCGGTCGACGAGAATGTCGAGCCGCCGAGACCGAGGATCTGCAACGGAATGCGGTAAGCGAGCGCGATGTTCTCGTTCGACAGCTTCAATATCTCGGCGGTCGCCGCCTCCTTGCCAGCCGATGTCCATGGCTGGACCTTGAGGCCTGAAGTGAGAATCGGCGTGCCGCCCTGGTGGAGGCCCTTGGCTTGCTCGTTCCAGCGATCGCGCAGCGCCTGGAGTTGATCCTTGTCGAGCGTGAGGTCGGTGGTGAGCACCGCGCTCGGACGGGCTTCGTTCATATAGTAGGAATATTGCTGGCGCGTAATCGCGGAAGTCACGCCGATGTCGCTGTATGCGGCGACGATCGGCGATTCGCCAACAAGCGGAACCGGCATGCGGTGGCGCACCGTATGCAGCTTGATGTGCAGGACATCGCGCTGCGGCACGAGCAGCGCATCGGCGCCGAGGCGCCGCTGAATGATATCGTTGCCGTAGAGCTGATAGAAAATCTCCCCATTGCTCGCCAGTCGCGGATGGGACGTCATCGAATCCATCAAATGCAGCTCGTCGATCTCGTAGCGATCGTTGCGAAGCCCGAGCGCAAAGGTGTTGCCGTACAGATAAAGCGACCGTGCCGCATTCAGCATAAAGTCGCTGATCGATTGATAATCATTTGGATAGCGCAGCAGGCGGGCGAGCGCCGAATTGCTGACGCGATCGCGCCCGCCCTTGTCGTTCAATCGCCAATGATCGCCGGGCAGCATGGCGATGGTTTGGGCATACGCGGAAATACACGCCTCTACCATTGCCGAGCGGGGCGCCGAGACCGGATCGTAGCCTTGCTGCCACCAATTCCAGCCGGCGCCATCCGGCAGCCAGCCGCCGGTCACCGGCAGGTAGTATGGGCCAGGGCGAAAGTCGCCCTCGCCCTTGCGCACCAGCTTCGCGATGCGTGACAACCACCCGGTCGCGCTCATTCACGGCTTTGCTTTTGGCTCGTGCTCGTGCGCCGGTGTCGTCGACTTGGGCTGCTCCATGGCCCTGGTCGAATAATCGCCTCGGCCTGCTGCCGGCTTGTTTGCCTCGGACTGCCGCTTGACGTGCGGCTCGCCTTCAACCGGCGAGCCGTCGGGTTCATGCTCGGATACATGCACACCAGACGCAGCGAGGTCGTTTTCCTCCTGCGTCGGCGTCGGCTTGGTCTTGGCCGTTGCCTCGCGATGCTCGGCGTGGCTCTTCTCGCGCGCGGCCCGCTCGTCGGCGAGACGCTTTTTCACGTCTTCATGCTCTGCCATTTTGCTAACTCCTATGTTGCCAGGCTACCAGGTGACGCCCGCCGCCCACGCCACGACGCCCGTGCGTCGCACCGTCCAGTTTATTGGCAATAAAAGCCGCAGCGCGTAGGAGTTCGTCTGAAACATCGACTTGGCCGGCGCGCCAACAACATTTGGCGACCCAGTCGTGCCGATATCTCCCGGCGCCGTGTCATCGAAAACAAGCGTGGCCTGGTCGCTGATTTCGAACCGCGGAGCCTCGCCACCGACCGAGACGAAGTCTGCGGCGTCGATCACGATCACCGTGCCGACCGGCACCGAACCGGAGTCGATCACCGGCCATCCGCTCAATCGCTTTTGGCTGATCTCGTCGCGGAACGGGAAAACGCCCGCGCCTGGCGCCGCGGTCAGGCCGATGCTGTTGACCTGTTGCGGGTTCATGAGCCATGCCGGTTTGCGGACATTGCCCTTGGTTCCCGTCAACAGCGCGCCGGTCAACTGCTTGATGTCGCCGGTCAACGCCGTAAAGCCGCCGCCGGCCGTTGGCGTCAGTCCGCTGACGGAGTTCAAAATTCCGGCAGGCCGCACCGTCGTCGCCGGATTGGCATCGATCAGGACGCTGTCGAGCGCAATCGACGTATCCATCTGCACCGCATCGCGCAGCAGGCCCTCGATTGCTGGCTGGCTGTGATCCTCAAGCTCCTGGCTGAAGGTCGTGATGACGGCCATCTTTTTCGGCGTCAGCGTCTGCGACGTGAACAAACCTTGACGAACCGGGATGGGAAGTCCTTCACCGACGAACGATCCGGCGATCGTCGGCGTGTTGGCCCGCGTCGGGATGACGATCTTGCCGTAGGGACCGAAGCTTAGCGACAAGCCCAGCGCCGACAATCGTGGAAAGATCGACGACGGATAGAGCGCGTCCATAAACGCCGTATAGGTCGTCTGCGCGAGTTCCGCCGCCCATCCGGTCAGGGTAGTCGTCGCCGGCACGGTCGAGGCGCGCATATGCCAGGCGAGCGCCGCCCTATGCAGTTCGTCGTCGCCGTAGATTTCGCGCATGACGACGTCGAGCGGCTTGTGCTGCCGGTGCGCAAACAATTGCACGACGCCCATTCGCACGAGCAGATCGAGCGGGTCGATCTTTTTCGCCGGCGCAAGGCTGAAGGGCCGCGGCGTGGCCTTGTCTCTCTGCGGCACGGGAACGGCGGGCGCCTGATGTAGAGCCAGCGACCTCCCGGGCGAATGGCCACCATCGGATTCGGCACCGAGATTGCGCTCGGATTCCCGCAACGAAGCGAGCGCGCGCTCCTCCTGCCTGATCTTCTGGTTGATATCGTCGGAAACCCCGAGCTGCGTGTCGCTGACATTGCTGTCGTCGAGTTTGTCGTAATGGTCCTGAAGCTGGTCGCGAAGCGCATTGAGGCGCTGCTCGCAAGCAGTTATCCGTTGAGCAAACGACGTCATTGTCGTGCCCTTTCCTGTTCGTGATCGCGTATCGGCTTGCCCGCCGGTGTTCCCGCGCCGTGCGATCCCGCGTCCTTTGCCTTTCCCGGCGAAAACGAGATCGATCGTCGTGGGCGAAATCTTGAGCGACTTGGCGATGGCCAGCGCATTCGGGTTTGCCGGCACCGAGACCAGGCTGGTCTCGACCAATTCAGCCTTGGTGAAGAACATGCCGTAATCGGATTCCGGCCGCGGCCTGGATTCCTTCGGGCGGAAACCGACGCTGACGGCGCGCAGAATGCCAGCGTCGATCAGCTTGCGGATTTCGTCGATGCGGTCGCTGGTGCCGGCGGGCGCCAGCTCGAGGTGTCCGCGCAACTGCTTGTCGATGACGCGAACGCCCGTCCATTTGCCGATCGGCGCGTTGCTGTTGTGGTTGAACAGGGCAATCGGGTTTTTCTGGAACGACGCCAGATCCCAGGCGCTCGCCATGATGACGTCGTCCATGCGGTCGGGCGTTTCGTCCGACAGCACGAACTCCAGGCCGTTGACCTGGCCGGCGTGGGTCTTGTAGCAGACGTCCTTTGCAGCGCCCTTGTCCTCGTCCCAGGCGTCCTCCCAGATCAACTGGCATACGTCCTGGTCGCCGAGCTCATCGCCGCAGCGGCTCATGAAATCGATGTAGGACTCGTCGAGATCGGGATAGAGGTCTTGGCGCTGCAACTTTCGCATGGCTATTCCTTCCCGCGGGGATGCAGGTTCGGCAGACTCGGTGGTTCGGTTAGGCGCGTTGCGGTGGCCCGCTGGGGGCGAAACCCAGCGGGCCGGGAGAGCCGCTGACCGCGAGGGTAATCACGGCCAGTGGCAACAAGAACTAGGCAGCGGTCTCGACAGCAATCGCGAATTTGCAGTCCTCGCGCTGCGCGACCGGGTGACTGCGCGAGCCCGAGCGGAACTTCACGAAGGCGATCGACTTCGTCCAGCGCTCGCCGATCACGATGCCGGTGCTCGGCTTCGCGGAGACCGTGATCTCGGTGCCGTCCGGGCCGAACAGATCGTTGTAGAGGTCGCCGTTGCTCGACACCTGGAACGTGAGATTTGCCGGCGTGAACTCCTGCGGCACGGTGATCCGCACGATGCTGCCGCCCGAGCAATCGGCACCGTCGGAAAGCGACTCGCCGGCCCTGATGGTGGGTCCACCCACAATTGCAAGCGCCATGGCTCAACTCCTGTTTGCCGGATGGTTTGGGTCTATCGGCCAGCCGTCGTCGCCGACCTCGATGCTGTGGCCGCGGGTTTCGATGAAACGCTTTTGCCTGTCGTGACAGCTCGCGCACAGCGATTGCAGCTCGCCGAGCACGAACTTGTTCCAGTCGCCGCGGTGGGGCTTGACGTGATCGACCACGGTTGCCCGGGTAACCGCGCCGCGTTTCGCGCAGAATTTACAAAGCGGATGCTCGCGTAATTGAAGCTTCCGTCGGCGCAGCCAATAACGGCCGGTGTAGAAATGATGCCAGGACCCTGGATCACGCACCTTGCGACGCCGCTATGCTCTGCTTGGTGACGAGGTAGAACCGCCGGTCGTGTTCCTGCAGCACCTCAGCACTGCGTCGACCGGAACGAAATCTGAGATGAGCCGCCATCATCAAGAGATTGGGATCGACATTGATCATCGTGCCCGGCACGACATTGAAGCTGAACTCGTTACCCTTGCCGTCGAACAGGTCGTAGTAATTGTCGCCCTCTGTGGACACCAGAACCGACACGACGGCGGGAGTCCACTCGTCCGGCGTGATCAGGCCGACAACGTAGGAGCCAGCCAGCGACAACACCGCTGAATAGGCTTGACCGGCATCAAAGATCGGGCCGTACAGCGTATTGAGCGGCGGACTGCGTTCGGCCATGGGTTATCCAATCAACGACATGATATCGATCGGCTTCGCCTGGCGATCGCGTGCCCGCAGTCCCATGAGCATCGCGAGAGCCACCGCGCCGTCGATGCGAAACCGGGACTTGTCCTTGTCGAGCTTACGGTTGCCAGCCGGGTCGAGCACCGTGACGGCATTCGCCATGTTCCAATTCAGAATCGGATTGCCGGGATGGACGAGCTTACGCTCCATCACGGCGATTTCGAGCGCGTCGATCGCCGGCCCCATGTCCTTGAACCCCTGGCCCCACGGTATCAACCGCAAGCCGTCGCCGCCTTTGTCGCCGTCCTCGTAGGCCTGCAAGCCGACGCGATCGAACTCGCGCAACAGATCGTTGATCCGCCAGCGGTCATAGGCCATGCCGCGGACCTTGTAGCGGCGCGTCAGCTCCGCGATGAAACGCGCAATAGTTTCGGGATCGATCGTCTTGCCAGGACTGATATGCAGGTTACCGGTTTCCGCCCATTCCCTATAACGATGCGACCCCGAACCAAAATCACGACCGGAATGCTCGGTGAGCCACTCGCTCGGCTTCCAGAAGTGCGGCATGACGCGGCACGGATCGTCGATCGAGCCGACCATCAGCGCCGTCAAGTCGACCGTGTTCGACAGGTCGAGCGCGAGATAGACCTCCTCGCCGTCCCTGATGCGCGGCTCGCCAATGCACGCCATCCATTCGGCGCGGCTGATGAGCGAAGCGATCGGCGCCACGCGCTGATTGAGAAACAGATTCCGCACCTTCGGCTCTTCGGCCGGCATGCGGACGGCCTTGCGTATCGCGGTCGCGAGGTCCTCGTAGTCGCGAAACTTGTCGAGCGCCGGATTGGCCTTGCGCCACTGCGCCTCGTCCGCCAGGTCGCAGTCCTCATCCGCAGCGTAGAGATGGCAGACGATCGCCGGATCGACTCCGCTCAAGCCATCGTCGATAAGTTTCGACAGGACGTGCTCCGGATCGTTCGACTGCGTGCTGATCGCAATGAATAGCGGTTCTTCGCGCGCGCCGAAGCTGGTATCGAGCACGTCGTAAAGATCGCGGTTCTTGGCCTGCGCCAGCTCGTCGTAGATGACAACGCTCGGCAGATAGCCATGCTTGGTCCCGGCCTCGGCGCTGATCGCGCGATACACCGAGCCGGTGCGCCGCGCGATCATCGTCTTCGTCGACGGGACCACCTCGAGCTCGGCCGCGAGGTCGGGTTCGAGGTCGACGATCTGCTTCGCAAACTTGAACACGATGCCCGCCTGGTCGCGATCATTGGCGGCGGAATATATCTCGCCGTGTACCGTCGCCTCGGGCCCGATCAGGTGCGCGAGCACGATCGCGGCGATCAGCGCGGTCTTGCCGTTCTTGCGCGCCATCGACAGGATTGCACGGCGCACCGCGCGCCGCGTGCCGATGTGCGGCTCGTAAATGTCGCGGATGAAATCCTTCTGAAACGATTCGAGCTTGAACGGCTTGCCCTGGCCGGTGCCCGACGGAATCGTCAACTGCTCGATGAAGCGTATCACCGCTTTTGCACGCCCCCGGCCTTTCGGCGTGCGCTTCGTTTTATTTTCCACCGGTCATCATCTCGCTGCCTTCGGCGGTCATCATCTCATCGCTGCGAAATACATTCACACCGCCGGTGAGAAGCATAAACGGCACGCCGGAAGGAAATATTGCCTTGAGGCGATTTCGCAGCGCGATTATTTGGTCCTTATCGAGCAACAAGTCGCATGTGAAGACCAGGAACTCTCCCGGCTTCAACGAAAACTTTTGCAATCTGATGTGATGCGTGGCCTCGTCGATCATTGCATTACACTCGCGCTCGAACTGTTCAAATGCCTCCTGGTATTCACGACTGCGCATGTCTTTAACCGGCGAGGAGTCCAGCAAACTTGCTCTGCGAGTTGTCGCCGTGGATGCCGGCCGAGATGCGGCTGCGCGCGGCCGGCGTCAGGCCGAACTCCGCCGCATAGCGGACGACATCCGCGGCGTGCTTGCGCACGATCGACACCAGCGGATTGACGATGGAGTCGCCGTACTTACTCTTGATGATCATGCCGTTCATGACCGGATCGCCCGACTGCATGCGATGCAGCGACTCCGCCGCCATCTTCCACTGGCCGAACGCGTAGCAGTAGGCGGCGAGCGCCGGCACGTCGACCTTGGTCAGCAGGCCGAGCCGGTGCAGCTCCGTCGCCGTGCGCCACCACTCGTCGGCCGCATAGCCGGTCACGAACGACGGCGGGTCCGGCACATCGGTGAATGGCTCGGGCTGCGGCTCGTCCTTGTTGAGCGGGCGCTTGCCGGTGTTGCCACGCAAGAGCTTGAGATGCGTCGGAAT